GACTTATCTATTGCTAATCTTCCTCCGACGTTAGCAGCACAATGAATAAACAAATCAATGTCATTAGAAGAACCAAACCAGTCTAAAACATTTTCACCATATTTTATGTCACATCCTTGAACCCGATGTCCTGCTTCTAACAAAAATTTTCTGAAATGGGAGCCAACAAATCCTGCATCTCCACTAATAAAAATATTCATGGTTCCCTTCGCTTTCACCAAGGATCTAGTTTGTCTTCCCAAAACTCTAACTCATCTTGTATAGCACACGGATCACACAACAAATTCCAGCCCTTATGCGCTACACCACCGGGTTTACCGCAACGATCACAGGGTATTACAGGTTCGTCCATCAGTCATCTTCTTCATCCGCATCAATCAACTTCCATGCGTTCGTTTCAATCATGGAGTTCAATGATTCTTTCCACAGGTTATTCACACGCTTAATAAGATCATCCGCTACATCAGGATTCCACGATGCACCTTCAGCGATAAGTTCCACACGCAACTCACCGTAAGTGACTTTTGCTATCAGGTTTTTACTTATTGCCATGTTCATATCTTGCCATGCTGTCATGGATAAGAAAATATGCGACACCATCAACAGCGTTATCCCTGCTGTATCCAGCCTTAGACCGGCTAATTTTGAGCAGAACCATCATCAGCGAGACATCTTCTTTAGTAATTGGGATACCAAGATACCCACTCCACATTTCTGCTATGCGTTGCAGGTTCTTTTCAGGGGGGCCATACGAATCATTACGATCCTCGTCAACAAGACGTATAGCATCTACAGCGACTGTTGGATCTATCACCACGAGTACCTGTGCCCTTCCACAACGAACGATTTATTGTCTATGTAAATCAGTGAAGGTGACACTTTTGTTCCTTCGACATAGAGGATACCGAAGGCTTGCTGCCAGTTGTGTGTCTTCGTGTATTTGGCTTGGTTGAAATCCATTAGACATCCGACTTCCATCCCATACATGGTTCGGGTTATCTTGCCATTAACACTCTGAGTGTGAGGTCGGATACCGGCTCTATGCGTATGACCACAAGCCACCGACATACCAACCTTTTGAGTAAGCGACCATGCGGTTTGTCCCGGTACGCCGCTTACGCCCGATTCGTCCCCATGCATGACTACCCAGCCTGGAGCAACTCGAAAAGCCTCCTCATGGTAAGTAATTCCTAACTCATCCAGACGCAGGAAGTTCTTCAGATCCAACTCAGGTAGCCCTAAGAGGCCCGGTAAGCGGCTTGTGAGGGCATTTAGCAGCCTATCCGTATGATTTGACCGGATACAATGATTGACCCCCAGATTGGCTAATATCTCCACGGTCATGTCGCGGTCACGCCCAATCGTGCGCTCCCACTCACCAGCCTTACCCTGCGTCCAGCGTCCAATTTGAGGTAAATCAATTTCATCACCAACCGTAACCACAATATCGTCAGGGCTACGAAGATCCCGTATCGCTTCAGATACAGCGTCCACGGCTTTCCTATCGTGATAGGGAACCTGAAGGTCGCTTATCAGCCATACGCGCATATTAAATCAACCAACGATTTACTTCAGACTGTTCATACAAAATATCTGGCTTACGGCGAGTCCAATCCTTATGGCGAGGATGACGAACATCAGCCTTACGCTTCTCCTCAGGCCACTTAGCAGCAACCCCACACGCCTCCATCAACTTATCCAACGAAGACTTCTGGGCAGCAGTAAAGTCCTTCTTCTTACCCTTAGACATGATCTCCACGCCCAACAAGTAATCGTTACCCATGTTGTCCGGGATACCAAAAACTTCCCAAGGAAACTTCTTCTTAAAAGAACCAACCCCCGCATGCCACACAGGGTAAGCGGAATGAACATACACAGTGCCATCACGGTCCAACGTAAAGTTCGCTGCCGGAACCTCAAAATGATTCTGAATATAGTTAATGATCCCGTTGTTAGCACCCTTCTGATTACCAGCAACCGTAGGGCTAGTGGACTCAGTAGCAGCGCCAGCAGTGTGATGAAGCATCAGAGCAACAGGAAGAGCAGGAGTACCCCGCCAATTAACCCGCTGCTGAACCTTCCAATCCTTCATATACACAACACGATTAGGAAGATTCTTACTCAAAGCCCTTTTCAACGAAGTATGGAAAGCCACGATTTCTCCACATCCAATTCAATGTTGTTGTCAAGATCGTCAGGTATAGCGCAATCGCTAATCTGTTCTTTTGGGTATCCCATTGATCTGCACCTTCACTAGGTCAAGTTCATGTTTTAGTTCTTTTTGCTCAAACGCTATACGGTTAATCTTGTCTGTCAAGGACGACCCGCCGTTAGGAAACAACTGATGTTCCACCCGATTCAAACGGTCACTTATGCTTCTTCCTTGCTCATCCACCCCTAAGGTTTCCTCCATGCGCCTAACAACATTATAAATACTAGACATACCTTTCCAGATAATGCCAACGGCAATAATGAAAGCAGCAAGAGCAAGAATCCACTCATCCACTACAGAGGTAGGGAACAACATGGGTTTACTCTACAGGCTCTTTCGGAGACAGGTGAGACAAAGCAAGCGGAGGAGAAATAATCGCTGCTACAAGAGCAATCCACATAGGGGCTGCCTCATCAGTAATCACCCCATAAAACCCGAGCAAAGCAACAACAGCGAGGGACACAATGTAAATGTATTTGCGTCCTTCACGCGACATTAACTTACTTAATGCGTTTTTCACGCTGCATCTTCAGGTGTCTCAACTGTGACAGGAGCAACGAACACATCATTCTCGCTGTCATACGAGTAACCGATACCCGCATAGCATCCACGGAAACCATTAGTAGCGTTATAACTTGTACGAATCCAAGTACCCGTCAAACCAATACCGTGAATGTACGCCTCAATCGCTGCATCCGATTCCGTTGCATCCAAATCGTCAGGGACAACAATTACTTCCCGAACAATTCCATCTTCAATACGCGCTGCATGTGCCATGATTATTTTCCTCTCGTTATTTTTTAGATTGGGTAGCGAACGATTACGATACCGGAACCGCCAGCCACACCGTTCGCTGCGCTTCCTGTTCCCCCCGCACCGCCGCCCGTGTTCGCAGTCCCCGCTGTTCCAGCAGCATTGTTTCCACCCGCACCGCCTCCACCAGCGCCACCAGCACCCGCTCCAGTAGTAAGACTACCGCCTCCTCCGCCTCCTCCAAGAGTGACAGATGTTCCGGTGATCGTTGAAGCCGTTCCTGCGCCACCAGCACCACCTGCCGTTGAACTTGTGCCGTTTGCACCTACTGCACCACTGCCAGCACCGCCACCGCCTGCGCCATTAGCGCCAACAAAACCATTTCCACCAGCAAAACCATCAACAATAAGAGTTGCTCCACCGTTACTCGCAGCAGCCGAACTGCCACCAGCACCGCCACCGCCACTGCCGCCACGGAAACCAAAATAACCAGAGTTAGTTTGCCCATTATTTGATCCACCGCCACCACCACCTATCGCTTGAAGCGATCCGACTTTTGAACTACCACCGTTTGCTCCGCCACCGGCAGCACTTGTGGAATAAACTGTGCCAGCCCCGCCTGCACCCACCGTTACGGTAATACTGCCTGTCTGCAAGAAATGGGAAGTTACTGACAGAACTTGCGCCCCGCCACCGCCACCGCCCTGCGAACCGCCACTGCCCCCGCCACCGCCAAGAACAAGGCAATCTACAAAACCAGAACCACTAACTTCAAGAGTCGAACTCGAAGTGAAAGAATGGACACGGTACAACTGACCATTTATACCTGTTGTTCCGTCACCCGTGTACGTCGTAACTGTTCCACCAGTAGCACTGACACCCGCTGCTGAACCGGCAGTAATTGTTCGGACAATAACCACACCGGAACCACCTGTACCCGCAGTGTTAGAACTAAACGCTCCCCCACCCCCACCACCAAGATTCGCAGTGCCATTAGTGCCGTTCGTCGTACCACCTGCACCACCGCCACCTGAACCACCAGCGCCGGGCGATCCTGAGTTTCGTGAACCTCCACCGCCACCGGCATAAGTTGTCGAAGTGCCCGTAATGCTACTCGCACTACCCGCGCCTCCAGCGCCACCAACTGAAGATGTTCCAACAGCACCAACAGCACCAGCCCCGCCCCCGCCCCCACCACCGGCTGCCGCACCGTCAGCAGCATTAACTCCGTCGCCACCGTTGTTTCCTTGAGAAGCCATACCACCAGCAGCAGTACGAGCAGGCACACCAGTTGTACCCGCACCGCCACCGCCTGAACCGCCACGATTAGGTTGAAAGTCACCGCTATCTTGATAAGGGCCACTACCGCCACCTATTGCAGCGATCTTGTCAAAACTACTACTTGTGCCACCTTCAGTTTTCCGTGCTGCTCCAGCACCCACAGTTACAGTTATTGTTGAAGCAGGTAAAAAAACACTTGTTGCGCTAACAAATCCTCCAGCACCGCCACCACCGTGATTGCGGTCAAATGCACTTCCACGATCACCGCCTGCTCCACCTCCACCGATAACCAACACATCCACAACACCGGAACTAGAAACAACTAAACTTCCCGAAGACGAGAAAGTTCTCACCTCATAAGTAATCCCCCCGTCCACATAACTCGTTACAGTTCCACCGCTAGAAATTTGTGCGAAACGACCCGCTGTTGGAATCGCTGACCCTGCACCTTGGGCTGTTGAAAGTTTAGAGATAGTCATTAGTTTCCAATCAGTGAAGTGATTTCATCCACGTTCAAACCAAGAGCAGCCAACTTCGCCATCGCCGATTCACGCGCAGCAACCTTGGCTGCATCAGCATCAATAGCAGCCTGTTCAAGGCGTAGGATTTCCGCTTCAACTTCAGCGGTGGTTAATGGTTCAACGTCTGGCGTGTGCCAAATGATGCCCTCAACATCGTCACCGTTCATGCTCCATTCAATGTTAGGGCGTAGGGATGCGACTGCTTGACTTGTTCTTATCATGCGCTGACCTCGATTGCGTACATTTGGCCTGTACTATCATTGTTTTCTAATTCTGTTGTGATAGAGGCATTTTGACTATTAAATCTTAATTTATAGGTTGTTGCTGAAGTTGTTGCCGGTGACGAATATCCAACTAAACAAATTGGCATCCAAAGACGAGGATTAGCGGTTGTTGTAAATCTCAAAGTTCCAACCGGCATGGCTTCTGCACCGGAAAGAGCGGTATTAGAACTATTTGTTAGTTGAAAATTGCTGAGAACCAAATCAGAAGCAGTATCAAGAACGTTTACTCGGAACATTGACAAAACCAAAATGGAACTTGTATTTTTTTGCGGAGTAATTGTAACGCTCATCCCAGTCACATCCGTAAAACTTGTACTGGTCGTTGTTCGGCTTGTTGTATCTGTTGCCCTTACTATCTGCAATATTTTTCCACCCGCAAGGTCAAGTTTTGCAGCCAACTGAGAAGTAAGATTATTTGTACTAAGAGCAAGCGAGTTCATAGCCATTATGAAATCTCACTTAAAAACGCAGTGAAGTTGCATGTACTCGCACTAGACGAAACACGAATAAAGTTGCTCGCAGGCATAGTAATACCCAGTGTGAGTGCAATCGTATCGTTACCAGCAACCGCAGCGTCATACACAAGGAACTCTGAAGCGCCCGGTGTACCCGCAGTAGTGTCCATACCCACCCGTACCGTGACGGCACTTGAAGACTGGTTTGTAATTACTAGCGAAGAGATCACTGCCTCAGTCAAAGCAGGAGTGTTGTATAAGGTGGCATACGTACTTGTTCCTGCCGTGCCTTGAACCTGTGCGTATTTGTATGCTGTTGCCATGTCATGCTCCAATCAGGAATAACGGGTTTAATCCTACTTCAATACCATTAATAGTACCGCTAAACGTAGCACCATTGACAGTCACATTAGTAAGAGTCTTATTAGTTAAAGTCTGTGTGTCCGTAGTACCCACCACGCTACCAGTCACACTATGCACATTTGAGGCTGAATTAACGTGAGAGTTAGCCTCATCCGCATCCGTGGCAGTAAAAATATGCTCAATCTCAGCACCAACAGAATGAGAAGCCACAGTCGTACCATCATTACCACGACCATTAACCAACCCAGTATTGTAAACAGTTAAGATATTACCGGCACGAGAAACACAAAGAATCTTTTCCTCAGTCACCTCACCACGATCAACCACCACAAAAAACGGTCCACCAGAACCCGTAGGGTAGTTAGACAGATCATTACAAGTAATAGTCAGGGCAGCAGTAGTACCATTCAAAACAGCCGTTAAAAGAGCAGGCTTAGCAGCACCAGCATATGAACGTCTCATTTACACCACTTCCTCAAGCGTAATCAAAAATGTGCCTTGCCAACCATTACCCGTAGTAGACAACCTTTGAGGCTGCCAAACAAAATCACGAGCAAGAACTTGATACGACTGGCCCGATTCTTGATACTGAAAAACCGTTCCATTCTGAATCAAACTAAGCAACGCATTTTTGTCATCTAGCGAGTTCCTAGATTCTACCATCCCGTTGATGTCAACCTCGTCAGCAATCATCACCGGAACGTCCCACCGAGATGCTTGCCCTTTGACAGCAAAAGCGCGTAGTTCCCAGCGAGTAGGTATAGGGCCTTCAGTATTGTTAGTAGGGCAGCGACTTATAACGTAGCGAACATTGATGCGAGAGAATTTAGTTCCATAAAGATTAATGTTGTCGCTACGAATAATATTCGTACCCACAGTAATACTGGCATAACGGGCATAAGCACTAGAGTCATACGACAAATCCAAATTTAACTGACCACAACTAGGAACCCACTTAGCCTGAATATATAAAGCAGCCTTCAAATCCTCAACACTAAACGACATAGAACCCTGCGTAAGCCAACCAGCAGGAACAAGATCAGCACCCTCATAATAAACACCACCATCAGTAACCGTAAAAACCTTACGACCCAACCAAGTAGCAATCGCGTTAACAACAGCAGCACCCTCATCCCAAGCAGCAATATCGTTTGCAAACGCTGGAGTCAAAGGGCCAGTAGTAAAAGTAGACAAATCTAAACGACCCAAACCGGGAACCGAAGTAGTGGGAAAAACGTCAGCCGTATCATTATTCACCGTCACATAACCGGGGTCCATACTAGAAACCCCATACCACATAAAACGATCCTGACCCTCAAACGCTTGAACAGGTTCAACAGTAGGAATAACAGAACCAAGAAGAAGATCACCATTAGCATCAGGCTGCGCCATACGCACACCTTTACTCGTACCAATAAAAACGTATCCAAGATACTCTTCAATCTTGTACCCAACCTCACCATCAGGCAAAGTAACAGCAACAATCGCTGGATTCAAACCAGTACCATCATCTTTAATAGTTACCTTATGAACAACATATTGATCCCCAACACCACCAAGAACATAAATACATTGAGGACCACTACACGCTGATTCCCACCGAAAAGTAGATTCGGGATGAGTAAAAATAGTTGTTGCTGTAGTTGCAGTAACCAATTTAAGAATGTTTTCATCACCACACAAAAGATAATCTTTTTCCCAAGCAATAAAGTTAGCGCCACTAAACGCATTAGGATTGTATGTAGTAGCAGGACCAGCAGAAGCCGTTAACTGATAAATGTATCCACCGTTATTAAGAGCAAGAACAGTTGGTGCGCGATCAGCAATATCAACAATAGGTAAAGAACCAATAGAAACAGAAGCAGACATTGTTCCATAATCAGACCACCAGTAAGTCGTGTTTCCATTAACAACAACAAGATAACCATTCTGTAAAGTAAGCCACGTTTTACCGCTAGTAGCCTGCATTAACTCTGTTTTAGGAAGCAAACTAAACCGCCACTTAGTCCACGGATCAATACCAAACGAATCCTCATACCGTGATTGAATAGCGTTATCACGATCCAAGTTAGTTTGACCAGCACCCGAACTCCAGTCAGAACTTTGCTGACGCCAAATGTTTTGAGGCAACAACAACAAGTCACGGTTATCTGTAGTGTTACGTTGCTGCAACACATCAATACTTTTTTGACTATAAGCATTAGAACCAGTATCAATAGGATAAATACGCCCGTTGATAGCAACCATAGAGCCACCAAGGTTTGCTAAAGCGCTAGTGCCACCTTCAGAACCACCACCAAAAAACGGTTCATCAAAAGGTTGGGTGATCTGTGTAGACACTAAAGACCCCTATAGATAGGTATACGATTAACCAACCTAGCCATTTCATCCTGAACACGACGACGATAATCTCTTTCTAAAACACCAGCAATAGAACTATTAGCAGTCATAGAAACTTCATCAGGACGACGAGAATCACCCTGATTAGAAACCTGATTACGCCTAGACTCAGTAGTACGCAACAAATCAACCGCTGCACCTAAAGCAGGAATATCCAACATAGACTCAGACAAACCAAGATCCTCAACAGGATCATCATCAAGACTTGTAGCCTGTGAAAAGGGAGCCTTATAAACAAACTCAATTTCAGTACCAGAAGGAACATTGTAAAGTAAACGAACAATGTTTTGTTCATTACTATAAATCCAACGATAGTACCTATTAGAAATTTCAGTCCACACATCAGTAGTACCCGGAGAACGCCAACGTACACGAAGAAGATTAATCATGTTCTCTGCTTCAACAGGAACAACATAAGTCTGATATGTTGAATCAACATCAGCAACCCAAGTACCAATCTTGTACAACCCAGCATCAGGAGAAGACAACCTACGCAACTGGTCATTGATAGCGTTAAACGCATACCAGTCAGTCATACGAGGACGCACATACACCATGTCCCCAGTAGTAATAGCAGTCTTAGGTGAATTATCGTAACCCGGAATAACAAACACAGTATTGTCCGTAGAGTAAACACCCTTAACAAACCACACGTTCAAACCAGAAGACAACAACATGCCTTTCTGAATACCATCAACACCAAGTTCCAACTGAAAACTTGTTTGACCCGCTGACGCAGAAGTCTGAACAAGATTTACATTCTCAGTCATAGACCCATACACGCGCCTACGAACATCCGCTACAAGATCAGCAACAGTAGTCACTACATACCTCCTAGGAACATAGCCGTTGGAAGTGGATCATCAACAGGAGCAGCAGCAATAGCCCACTTCAACCCTGTTGCTTCGGCAGAATCAGCAGTAAGAACATAACCATTAGTACCCACCGCTATACGGGCAACAGCATCCGCGCCAGTAGCAGCAATCAAATCACCCTTAGCATCAACAATAGACTGAACAATTGCAGTACCAGTAACCTGATTTGCTGCCAAAGTTAAAGCATCAGACCCACCCGTTTGATGAGAAGCAGCGTGAGCAGTAGGTGTACGAGCATCCGACAAACGAGAGTCAGCGGTAACAACAGCCGTCCCAGTAATTGCTGACGGTGAAATACCCGTGGCAGGAGCAGCCCCAATATCACTAGCCACCAAAGCATCAGAACCACCCGTAGAATGAGAAGCCTTGTGCGCTGTAGGTGTACGCGCATCACTCAACCGTGAATCCGCTGTAACAACCGCTGTGCCAGTAATAGCCGAAGGAGAAATACCAGTTGCCGGTGCAGCACCAATATCACTAGCAACAAGAGCGTCAGTTCCACCAGTTGAATGAGAAACCTTATGCGCCGTTGGAGTGCGAGCATCAGACAATCGTGAATCAGCCGTAACCACGGCAGTACCCGTAATAGCACTAGGACTTATCCCAGTAGCAGGAGCAGCACCAACATCTGTGTACGTTGGCATATTATGAACATGGTTACCGCGAGACACCGTATTGGTATTTCCAGCAGAAGCAGTACCAAGATTACTAGCAGGAGTAGTTGAATAGTTATCAGCACCAGATGGACCCTGAGGACCCTCAGGACCAACAGGACCTTGAGGACCCGGAGTTGTAGAAGTAGGACCAGTAGGACCTTGAATACCCTGAGGACCCTGAGGACCTTCAGGACCAGTAGGACCAGTAGGACCAGCAGGAAGACCCTCTACCGCTGAATTAAGAGTATTAATTGCTTCAATAATAAGATTAGTATCACCAGCCGGTGTACCATCACCCGGAGTCTTATTCGGGGTAGGCAGCGTCAAATTAGCCATTAAACACTCCTAGTTAAACTGTGTATCGTAGGTTTCAGGATACACGTTATCCGTGTAAACATTACGCCAAGTGTACCCTGCCTCTGTCAACGAATCGTACTCAAAGGAACCAACATCAGTACGATAATCCGTACCACCAAGAATAAAAGTATGAACGTCATCATCCTGAATATCCTTATTTTCAAAAGTCTGACGCTCAACAACAGAACCATCATTATAAATAACAACACTATTCTGCGCTGGAGGAGAAAGAAAAAACGACCACAACGGTGAAATTCCTGGGCCTTGAATATTACTAGGACCATAAGTACCACGACCCAACAACTGCACCTGAACAGTCACTACTTCTTCTTTCTTTTAACCGCAGCATTATCAACAAGATTAGGATACGGACGACCAGCAGCCTTAGCCCTACGCTTAGCAGCAGCCTTCTGGCTCGCTGTCAAAGGCGTAGATTTTTTCTTAGGATTAGTCGTTTCCCAAAAAGGTTTACTTACCACGAGACATTTTCTTCATAGGCTTCTTCATCATAGAAGACTTAGAAGTCGGTTTAGCGGCCATTTTCTTAGCAGGACCCATACCGTAACCCTTTTGACCAGCCTTCTTGCCACAACCACATTTCATACACATTAGCAATCCCACGCTCTCAATGATTTGTTAATACGACTATTAGGATTCTTCGCTGTCTTAGCCGAAGTATTAACTTTTTTCATACCCTTCATTCTTGCACAAAACGACTTCCTACGAGCAGCAGCCTTAGGAGACTTCTTAGCAGCAGCCTTCTTAACAGGAGGCTTCAAAGTCCCACCAGTTGCTTTCTTGTAAGACGCACGACCTTTAGCGTTCAAACCCCCTTTAGGGTTCTTGCCTTCAGACCGCTGCCACGCAGGAGTAGCCACTTACTTCTTCTTAACCCAAGTACTACCATTCCAAACCATCTTGCCCATAGAAGCGCCTTTGGGAAGAGAATTTGATTTTGGTGAACTACCTCTTTTTGAAGCAGCAGCAGCAAGAGCAGTAGTTCCACCAACAGCAGCACCAGCACCCATAACTCTTTTGTTAGTAAAAGCAGTAGTACGAGCAGAAGAAACAGATTTCTTTGGACCCTCAGCAGCATAAGCAGCACGAGCCTTTTTCATGGCACGAGTTCGAGCAGCCTTTTCAGCAGGAGTAAAAGAAGTTTTATTACGAGGACCCAACTTAACTGGCTTACCATTCTTCAATGGACCACCAGTTTTTTTACTAACACCTGAAGTTGTAGACTTAAAAGAAGAAGGCTTAGGAGTAACTTTAACAGCAGGTCCCTTAAAAAAATCAACCGCTGCTTTACCAGCACGAGCAATAGTCATAGGGATATTTCCTACACCAGACTCAACAATCCTTGGAGGATTCTTAGCCATATAACTTTGCATAGAAGTAGGCTTAGAAGTACTCTTCTTAGGACCTTCAGCAGAAGACCTTTTTACTGATGCCCTTTTAGAAGCAGCAATACGGTTAACAGCAGTTGACTTTGCAACACTACGCTTAGGACCCTCAGATCCACGAAATTTAGTAGCCATGATTATTTACCTTTTCTACTGGCAAGTGCGGATTCAATCCTCTTACTATAAGCGTTCTTTGTTGGCTTAGGCCGAACGTAACTAGAAGAATTTGGATTACCCTTTGGACCTTCAGCGCCCATCTTTTTTGCTTGAGCAGCAGTCATAGTGTATTGCTTTGCAGGTTTACGTTCACGAACACTAGAACTAACACTATTGTTGCTATAAGTTTTTCCCTTAGTCATTGAGTAAGGACTAGTTTTAGAACCACCACCGCTACTACCGCTTTTTACAGCAGAAGCCTTAGGTACGTTAGTAACACGCTTTCCACCCTTGTAAACAGCACGATCACCGTTAGGCATAATTACAGTTCCCGTAAGACGCTTACCACCCGGACCAAGAGTAAAACCTTTATTAGCGCCAGTAGTTTCACGCTTAGTGTCACTAACAGAAACAGTTCGTTTAGCAGCAGCACCAGCACCCTTAGCACGTTTTAACTGTGCGTCAGTAAGGTTACGAGCCTTAGTCTTATACATTCCACTTGCAGGTTTAGCCATGATATCTCCTTAGTAAAAGTGACTGGCTCCCCAACGAATGAGGAGCCAGTCAACAAATTATGGTTTCAGACCAGCGTCAGTTTTAATCTGAAGCAAAGCCTCGGCACGGAACACACTGTAACCAACCAAGTGATACCAGCCGACTGAAGCGAAACGCTTCAACTTGTCAACCACAGGAGAAACCACGGTTGAAGGATTAGGACCAAAGCCGGGAGCGTTGCTGTATGCCTTGGCAAGAGCCTCAGCACCCATCAAATATCCTTGACCCAAGTTAGTGAGGTTGTTGTTAACGACGATGCGAACACCTTCGTAAGTACCAATCTCACCGTTGAAGATGCTGTTTCCGCCAGCGCCGTCATTACGACCAACGGTGTAACGCCAACCTGTATCAGTTGATTCGCTCTTCAGTTGTTGTGCCTGATAAGGAGAAACAACAGCAACAAAGTTACCTCCACGGAATGGACGAACATTTGCTGCCTGAAGACGAGCCACACCATCACGAAGAATTTGGCCTGTCAAGTATGAACCTGAACCTGTACCAATCGAACCAATCGTTGCGGTGCTTGCGTCATCATAAGTGATTGTCGTAGCATCAAGAGCGACACGAGCAAGAGAGTCAATAGACTTTCCTGCGTTGTATCCAACACGCTCAGCAATAAGTGGGTCCATAGCAATCATGGAAGTTCCACGAATAAGAGCCGTGTTTGTCACCGCTGTACCATACTCGCGCATTGACAGAGTAAGAGCACGGCTGTTAAGCGCAATGCTATCAACGTCATTGTTTTCGAGTAGAGGAGTGGTTTGAATTGAAAGGTCATCCACGAAAGAGAACCGAACAGAACCACCACGGTGAGTTACATTGCTTGCCCTTACAGTAGCGAACTGGTCAAAGATCAGTTCAGAACGTAGAGGTGGGTACACCATAAGGTCGTAGGCCTTGGTAACAAACTGACTACCAAGAGTGATATCTACGATTGGTGCTGGTGCGTTAATTGATAGCGGACCCGCTGCGGTGACAATCTCACCCGGTGAATACGCTGGATTTGCGAGAGGACCGTTTTGATTAGATCCTTGAGTACCTGTACCTGCTGGCATTGAAGTTCCTTCCTATTATTCGACTTCGCCTATTTGCATACCAAATTGTTGTGCCATATCAAGCATTGCTTCGACGCCGCCCTCTTCCATAGCCTGCTCCAACAATGCCATAGCAGATGCTTCGGAGTTTTGATGAACATTTGCTCCGCGTGATGCTTCTACTACTCTTTGTTGAGCAGAAAAGACTTCTTGATTGTTAGCGTTTACTTCTTCTGGTTTCTGTGAACCTATAAAACCCGCTTCAAGTGCAGCAGCCCTTATAGAGTCAGAAGAAATCTCTCCGTCATAACCGTTAATAAAATACTTTATCTTCGGGTCATTCATTGGGATTCCCGCTTCGTAAAAAGCCAGTTTCCGTTTAAGCATTTCATTCTCTTTAGAAGCCTTAGAACCTCGTCTAGCGGCTTTCCTCAAGTTTGAAGGCTCTTGCTCTTCATCTTCGTCTATCTCTACTTCGTATTCTTCGTCGTAACTTGTTGACATGACTTCCCTTTCATAGCGCAGCAGTAACGGGAGCATCACTGCTGGAGTTTGTGTTTAAGTACACCCATTTTTGTACACGCTCGCACAGGGTCAAATGCAGCGGATAATTGAACCGGCCCATCTACTTTTCAGAAGCGAGCACTCAGTTCTAACTAAACAGTAGACTCAATTATTTAGGCTGTCAAGTGAAACGCGCTACTTTGTTTTAGCAGAGCCAAGACCAGAGACACCTTGTGCGCTAGAGGTAAATCCACCGCCACCTTTGAACTGTCCTACGCGCGCGCCTCTGGCACGTTCAATGTCTTTAGCAGCGTTTTGTTCACCAAAAGTTCCCTTAATTAAACTTTCTTGTCCAACAACATCTCCCCTACCAGTAGTCAAAGACTGATCCCTATTAACCTGAGCAAATCCTTGCCTAGCAGTATCCTGAGTAACACCCATATCTTGAAGGTTATTAGCAATATCCAACTGAAGATCAACATTCTGTTTAATGGCCTCAGAACCAATAAGAGCAGTTGAATAGTTCTTTTGAAGCAAAGGAGCAGCAATCCCAGGATCAAGATAGTAGGCAGCCAAACCACCAGAATCAACACCATAATAATTTTTCATCGCGGTCTTAAACTCCGCAGGAGCAGTAACCGAAGCACCAGAAGCCAAAACAACCCGATCATTTAACTCATCAATAGAAATCTCTTGAGTCAATAATGTAGTCACATTGTCTTGAATCATTCTTGTAGGAAGACCATACTGCTTCTCTAACTGTGCGGCTTTACGCTCATATTCAATATATTCACCCTCAGTCATAGCGCGACCCTTTTGAGCAAGAGCCTCCATAGCAGGAAATCGTTGCTTATATTCAGGAGTTGTCTTAATTAAAGAAGCAATAGCAGCATCATCATAGCCAGCAATAACATACTCAATCATTTTGTTATACAAAGACATAAGATTATAGTCAGTAGCCAACTGCTTCATAGTTACAGAAGCATTATCAATACGTCTTTGATTATCAGCGTTTCTTACTCGGTCTTCATAATCTTGTTGATTTTTTTGACGTTTTGCAGCAGCATTATCCGCTTGTGTTTGTACATCAGTTTCGGAAGAGCCACCAGCAGGAGCATTGAACTGACCTGTTGCTCTATTAATACCAGTACCATAACCTTTAATAACGTCAGGACCATTCTGCCCAATATTATTCATAAAATTAGGATCGTTTAACATAGAATAATCAATGCTCATAATTACTTCCTAACTCCAAATATTTTTAACAGCGAATCAAACGAACCAGCAATCTCATTATTAGCCTTAAGAGTACCCATCCAACGAGGATCACTGCGTATTTTTTTACGAAAATCCCAAAGGTTAGTTGGCTCTGGTGTTCCATTTGAAGAAAAACCACCAAGAGCCTCACGAATGTAAGGATCATCCAAAGAAATTTCTTTAGCGTTAATCTCTAAATCCTCTCCCATTAAAGTCATATAAGGAGAAGCCAAATCTATTGCATTTACACCAGCACGAATCTTATCCGAATACACAGGGAATAAAGAAGCAGCACGCTCCCTAATGTCTCGTTCCCAGTCCTCAGCAGTACTTAAATTACTATTGACCGACTTAGCAGCAGAAACATAAAAATCATCGTTAAAAGAAACTCCATTAGCCTCAGCAAGAGTACGAAGATTATCAGCCAAATCACCAGAAGCGCCACGAAGAAATCCTTCACTAGATACTTTAATATTTTCAGACAAAGCCTTATCTAATAAACTTTCCCGACCGGGACGATCCATACCTTCGTTAAGAACTCTATATGCAAGAGAGTTTAATTCTTCAGGAGTTAAAGTAGAACCAACCGTTGTAGCCCTTGCCTGAACAATTTCTTTAGCAGTATTAAGAGACTCTTCCCAATCAGCCCCACCCATAGACTTCTTAATAAAAGTTTCACGAGCATACTGACTGTTTTGCTTATACCAATTAGTGTTTTGAAGTCCAGCCTTAAAACGGTTTGGTAACCATTGTTGCTTAACAGCCTTTTCAAACAAAGCCGCTATTTCAGGGTTAGAATAAATAACTTCTACAGCATAACCATAATCAGAAGCAAGTTCCTCTTTAGATAACTTGTCTGCCTTCATGTCAGGATTCTTAGCCATTACATACCACCTACTGGATTTCTTATACCATCAATAAAAGCATCAAGTAGAGTCGTTGATGCCTGATACTCAGCAGAACCTTCTTGCGCCATAGCAAACTTTTCAGCACGAGCAGCAGGATTAATACCACCCTTATTAACAGCAGTATTACCCTGAACATCAGTAGAAACGGGGTTATTCATTTCCTGACGGTTTAACGCTTTACGAAAAAGATCCTGCTCTTTATCATTAGCCCTACGCCCTAAATACGTTTCTAAGGCCCTATCAACCAATTGGTTAGCAGTATCAGGATCAGTCAAATTAACACGCTGATTAGGCGCAGAAGAGCCGCCTCCACCCCCACTACCGCCGGAAGCAGAGTTTAATGATTTTCCAAACTTTTTTTTATACCATCCATAAGCCTCAATAGGACTAATAGTTTCCCCATATTGAGTATTAGCCTTGTAAGCAATATCTACAAGAGTTGCCCAAAAACCGGGAAGGTTTTGTTTAGGAACAGGCTTAGACCAACCAGCATAATCTTGAGCATCTGTGGCAACCTTTTGAATTGCCTCAGGAGACAACATAGACCAGTTATCTGCAACAACGTCATAATTATAAAAACTTTTACCACCAATGGCAGAGCCTTTAAACAAGTCACCAACATAGACAGTATTAGGGTCTTGATTACCGCCAATACCAAATCTAGTTTGAGTAGGAGTACGGGGCCTAAGAGAAGCCGGTACATTATTAATTGGTGGTGCTACCATTACATTCCTCCTTCAAACAACGAAACACTAGACTGAGAACCAATAGGGTTGTCATCAGCAGACAAGAATCTGTTTGCAACAGCAGCCCAGTCATTACTATAAGTCTTTAAACCCTGAGTAAACTCATCCCATTCTGCCAGAATAATATCTTTCTCATCATCAGTAGGGTCATTAGCAAGAGCGTTTTGCACATCTTTACGAGCCTCAAGATATAAAGCAGCCGACTGCCACATAGGATCATCAGCCCTATTCTTCATAAAATTACTATCAGACAAAGCAGACTCCAAAACCATTACAGTTTTTTGAGCACGATCCCCACCAATATCCTCATAATCAATACGCCAACCCTCATATATAGGATCATCTTTCATTAAAGCAATCTTCTCTTTACGGTAACTATTAAGATCAGAAGCAGCCTTAGAACGATAACTTGTCAAACCACGCTGCTCAAGCAAAGCATCCAAACTACCCATAAATTTAGCAAACTCAACCCAACCAGCAGTACGCTGAGTTTCCCGCATAGCCTCAGGACCACTCAACAAATCACGCCAATTCTTAGAAGCCCCAGGAATTTCAGTCTGAGTCAACCACCTATAAGCACTAGCATCATACTCAGCATTAGAAGCCTTATCGTTAACAATAATACCAAGAATACTTAAATCATCACCAAGACGAGGAGAAAGACCCTCAATCAAAGCCGTGTTTTGACGAATGTTAGCAACAGCATCCATGTTAGACAAAGCCCCACCAGTATTTTTACTTGTGTCAGTATTAGACAAAATTAAAGTTTCGTTACCAAAATTTTCAGAAAATTTCATAGGACCCTCAAGGCCATAAACTTGATCGTATTTTCTTTGCATATCAATCAAAGGTTGAATAGAAGATTCATAATCAGGTGGAGTAAACGCAAGCAAGTTACCCAAAATTCTTAAAATAAATTGACCATTAGTACGGTCTTGGATTTCTTTAGAAGTAGGATAATCCTCACGCTCTCCTGCACGCCACAACAACTCTTGAGTACGAGCCTGCAAAGCATACTGATAAGCGTATTGTGTAGAAGAATCATTTTGAATAATTTGATAAAACCTATTAGCCCAAGGTGGCAAAATTTTATCCGCTGAAAATGGCACAGTAGAAACACCATTCTCTTCTCCATAAATATAATCCTTAAAACCTTTCCACAACTGATTAGCGTCTTCTTTACCAAGAAAACTTGTCATCATTGAAGGAGGTTCAACAGTAAACAGTAAACCTTTTTTCATTAACGTACTTGCACCAACTTGAACAAGAGGAGCAGGACGAGGAACAAAAGCAAAACCAGTTTCAGGGAACAAAACATTTAAACCAGACTTAGAAACTTTAATGTTGCTAACCCCACGAATACCAAAAAAATCTTCAACACCATCAGGAATCAAAGCCTTAGGCAGAGGAAAAACAATGTTTCCTTCTTCATCTTCCCAACCAGCCTTAGTAGGGGCTTTCCACAAATCAACCATAATTGCTGCGGTTTGAGGATCACGCCTAAACAATTTACCTAAAGTAACAACAGAGTTTTGAGAAGCCGAAATAAACGGGAACACCCATTCACCATACTTACCAACATTTGTACGACGATCAATAGTGTAAAGAAACTCTTTAGTATCTTTCAAAGCACGCCTATGAGCATTACGTTCCAAAGTTTCAATACGATCCAAAGGAATAAAATTACTATCCTTGTACTGTTCTTTAAGCAACGCTAAACCATCATCACGAAACTTTAAATACTGTTTACTATAAAAAGGACCACGGACAAGAGAATCCTCAGGCATAGTACCAACATATTTAAAAGAAGTTTCAATAGAAGACCTATAGATGTCCATAACTTTTTTAAAACCAGTCAACATTTCTTTATTACCAACAACAGGATTAAGACGACCCTCATATGCTGCGCCCATGTACCGTTGCAACTCAGAAGCCTTAGGTGGTCTACGAGTAATAATATCAAGAACTCTAGGATCACCAAGAGTAATAACTTCTAAACCACTACGAACATTACTTACATAATCGTTAGCAACTTTAGGTGACTCTCCAATTAAACCCCAACGGTTATTGTTACTATCCATTACGGAAGTAGCAGCATCAAGTTCATCACGCCATTTACGTCCAGCAGGATCATTTAAAATCCAATTAACAATAGCGTCATTAGATTCACCTTTAGCAAGCATTTGTCCAACAGTTGACTGTGAATACTGTTGCAACATTTCTTGCATACCATCCCAATAACCGGGATCATTAGGAGAAACGTCAACAAACAACTCAGCGTTCTTACGCAACAAAAATGATTGAGTTAAATTAGCACGGATAGACAAAGTTGCTTTAATAGTATTATCTGCTGAAAGGTTTTTACGAGCAATATCCCTGTACCGTTCATTACCAAAAGCAGTATGCAAAAGTACACCATTATCCAAAAGAACATCTTTACCTTGGTCAACAAATTTCTTTTGAGAACGACGATTAGCATATTCTGATATTGCAAAATAATCGTCAGTAGATAATAACTTGGCTTGCATTAATTGTTCTGAACGAGTACTACGAAGTTTAATTATGTCGCTTTGTTCCTTAGAACTTAATTTAAGCCACCCACCAGCATTTTTAATAAATTCATTTTCAAACAACAGGCTTGTGTTTGCCTGCTCATTAAGATTATCTAATTCTTTATCAAGCCATTTAAGAAACTTACTACCTTCAAGATTTTCTCTAACACGGCTAGGAGGAATAACATCCATTTCTTCTGTAAGTTTTTTTACTTCTTTATTAATTTCTTCAATACGCTTTGCTCGTTTTGCTTTTTGAGCATCAATAGATTTTTGGGTAACTCCAGCACGAACAATACCCGGATTATACTCTTTATTAATTTGAGCCAAACGAGGAGAAATCTGAGAAAATTCATCAACAGATTGAGAAAATTCATCAACAGTCCAATTCTGTGCATCTTCAATACTGTTCTTAAGATAACTTTTAGCATCAACTAACTTGCCAAAACCTAAACTATTAATCATTTCGCCGTCTTCGGTTATTTCATAAACAACCCATTGAGCATCAGCCTTTTTACCACCAACAGGTATTTCCTGACGAACCTTAAAAAAGTTGTCTGGTGTTGTGTACTCGTTATCACCATCACGAAGAAGTTTAAAATTATATTTGTCTGGTTTATCAACAACATCATCAATAACATTAGCAAGAATATTTTGTTCATCAATTAAAGTTTTAACAGATTCTTTTAATTCAAAAACTTTTTTATTACGAGCATCTCCACCAAGAGCAGAAGCCAAACCTGCATATTCTTTTTCTGCACGTTTAACTCTTCTAGTGTTGTACATCCCTTTAGTCAAACCTTTAGCAGTCCAAAACATAGGAGCAAGAGACTGATTAAAAATCATTGAACGTACAGTTCCTTCAGTCACGTTACGCATAGGATAACCAAGACGTAATAGAACCGCTGGCCTCCAAAAAGACTGAAAAATTTCGTTAGCACTTACCGCTTTTTCACCAATAAAACCTTTAGGAGTATAACTGGATCTATCTACAAGCATTTGCATATTGCTATCGCTCATTCCAGCAAGAGTTCCCTTATCAATATTACCTTTATTTAAATTAATAAGAATGTCTTCTAAATGGTCAAAAGGAACAATATAACCTCCTTCTAAAAGTTGTGACTCTAAGAAAGGTGCTTTTGCAAGATTTGTAACACTTTCTGGAATATTGTTTTCAGCAAAAAATTGACGGTTAGGATCTTTAATTTGTTCAGCAACATTAGCCATACTTAAACGTGCTCTTTGCATAATATGATCCATGACATCTTCATCAAGATTATAAAAAAGTGAAAGTTCTCTGCTAATAGAATCTTCAAATTGTTTCATTGCTAAAGTAACATCTTCTTGTGTAGAAACTGCTTTAAGAAAATCAGCCTGAATAGATTCTTTTCTAGCAGTACCACCAACAGTAACAGTTTGACCATTAATTACTATTTGTTTACCTTCACCATTAAATACTTTAAGACCACCTGTAATGGCTCCACTCTCTTTATAAAGATCAGTAGCGCCAGTACCTTTAGTGCTCATATAATAAGCAGGATTCTCTATACCCGGTGAATAACGAAATACTCTAATAGTGTGCTTTAAACCATCTTTGCTAAAAAAATCGTTAACACTCCAAGTTCCACGTTCATTCATTGCTTTGTATCGTTCTCCAGCAACTTTAGTTCGTCTACGTCCAACAGCACGACCAACAGCGGTATTAGATACTATTCCACGGTTAGTATTCATCATTGAACCAGCAGCATCAATAGCGCGTTGCAGGTACTTGTTTTTTTCAACCTGAGCGTTAGCAGCATCAACCGCTGCTTTTTGAGCATTTTGAAGTTCTTTAGTACTTAACTTTTGAGCAGGGTCAATAGCAATACCAGCCTTGATTGCTACAAGATCATCTTGAGCGTTAACTAAAAGTGCATAACGATTATCGTAATCTCCAGAACTAATAAGTTGATTATTTAAATCTTCTTTAGCCTTAGCAACATCTTTTTCAAGATTTTTAACAATACTGTCATATTTAAAAATTTCTGATTTCCATTTTTCAGGTTCAAGAGTAGCCTGAATTTCTAAAGCCCTACGTTCAGAAACGCGAATAGCCTCAGCAATATCTGATTGTTCGTCAACAAGTTTTGTGTAAGCGTCTTTATCACCTAACGCTGCCATAATAACATCTGCTGCTTGCTGACGAGTAGTAGCCTCAGATATACCCATAGCAATAGCCTCGGCATGGGTTGAATCTTTAATTTCAGGTTGTTGAATAATTTGAGCCCAAGATTTTTTACCATTAAAACTTTGATCTATAAACTCAGCGTAAGGCCCAGCCTCATCATAATTTTCTCGAGTAATAGCCTGACCCTTTGATTCAAGATCATCAAGAATTCTTATACCTTTTAAAGGTTCATCTTCAGTTAAAACCTTAGCGCCTAGTTCAACACCAAAAGCATTAATTTCTGCATCAGTCTTAAACGCTCTATCTAAATATTTTAAACGACCAAGTTTAGTTACAACACCAGCAGCAATAAGAGGATCAGCAAAAACAAAACCAAAATCTGCAACACCAGAGAAAAACTTTGCTTCCCCCTCATCAAATACTTTTCTGTCTTCCTCGCTAGTAATATCAAATCCTGCTTCTTCAATTTCACTATTAGGATCAATCATTGAAGCGCCAGTAGCAATAGCACTAAATGGTGCTAAAAGAAAATCACCAAATTGACCTTCATTACGCTTTAAACGGCCAGCGGTTTGACCCATGCTTGCAACAAGTTGTTGACCAAAAGAAATATTTCCGGCTTCATCATAAGTAAGAGTTCTGGTTCCACCGGGAAGATCAGAAACAGCAACAACAGCAAACTGGTTTAAACGGTCATAACCCCAGTCAAGTCCTCTAAGAAAACCATCCCACACAGTTTCAACAGGTGAATTTGATTCATCTTCAAAATCAAAAATGTTAGAAAGAATACCGCCAGCCTTTTTAATAAGGTTTTCATCTTCAACGGGTGCTTTGTTTACAAACGCTGTTGGGTCTTTAAGAATTTCTTGAGCAGTTGCCTGCAACTGTGGAGAAGGTTTAGCAACCCCACCCTCAGTAGTTACTGCTGCTTTAGTTGAAACACCGGGAAGAAGATTGTCTAAACTAAACTCTCCTTCTTGACCAAAAGTAGCCCCACTACCTCCACCGCTACCACTACCTTGACGTAGTTTGTAAACATACTCGGCAACATCAAGATTACCGTAATCTTCCATTGTCCAAACAACGGGTTTTTTCTTTGTCTTCTCAACCATTACTCACCGTTCTTAGAAAGAAGACTAATAAATTCATCACGCTCTTGGTCAGAAGGCCAAGGAATCATAGAAAAATAAACAATAGTAGGTGCATTCTCAACACCTAAAGCATCAGTAAAAGCGCCAAGATTTTGTGTAAACATCACGCTCCTTTAATGTATCTAACAAGTGCCCTTACTGAACTGGGAGTATCTTCATTATCCAGCATTGGTTCAATTAACGGCAAGAACCTTTTAAGTTTTCTTGTTTCTTCGTTACGAGGATCAAGTACCTCCGGCCCCCTACCAGCGCCTGTAGATAACCCCGAAGTAATAGGCTCATCTGGCCGATTAGTCGGGTCAAGAAGCATAGGTGTATCTTCTGGAAACATTTGACCGGGAGCAGGTTGCGCTTGTGCTTGTGCTTTCTGTCCACCGGAAGCAGCCGACGTGTTCTCATTATCGTAATCCATCTGTAAATCGGTACGGTTTGAATAACCCTTACCGGGAGTACCTTCTCGTTTACCACCTCTAGGCATTACGCACCACCAATACCAGCAGTAGGACGCTTAAGAGTAGACAACAAACTTAACAAATCCTGTTGACCTTGGTTGGGCCCAGGAATAGGTGAGGAAGATTCAGGTGGCCCACCGGCTAAAGCCTGCAAAGAAGGACCAGCAGCCATACTTTCAGGTGTCATTTGTTCCTCAGCCATTTGATTCTGGGCTTGACCCTGCTTCTTTTCCTGCTCTGCAATAGCATCCTTAGTTACTTTGTCTAATGCTTCAGCAAGTTCCATGCGATCATTAGAAACAAGTTGCATAATTTTAGCCAAAGTAATTGGTGGGATAGCCCCAGAAGAAGCCTGCTGTTGAATACCACTAACAAGGGCTTGTTCTAAACCTTCAGCAATAATACGGTCATGCTCTTGCTCAGGATTATCAATAAACGGGTCAAGGGAAGCAGCGGTTTCCTTAGACATAATGCCTAAACCAACGCGTTGACCAAGACCAATCATTAAAGAGTTAAGGTCAGTACCAGCAGCAGGGTAAGAAACAACATGCTCAGTATTAGTAAATATCTTGTTTGATTCATAAGTTACCGCTTTACTTGTGTTACCTACACCAACATAGATTGTTCTTGCTGTTGAACCGTCATACTTCTTTGACAAAGCAATAGCAATCTCGTTTTCCTTCTCAAGAGTAAACCCAAAAGTTTCTTGAGCCTCACTTACAGGAAAATCAATTACGGCTGAAAGAACTGCATCTCCGCGTCGCCCTGTACGGATGTTTGACCCTGACTCTCCACCAAACTCTGCCGGAATACCAGCAGTAACTCGTTGGTTTCTTTCAAGACGATCGATTGTAGGGTTAGTTAGGTATCCCGGTTGGGATTGTATTTCTCGAATTTCTCCTCCACTAATGATGTTGACCATTCCTGTTCGTCCATCATGGGGTCCATCAAGGAACCTTCCTACTTCACCGGGTCGTGAAATCAAGTAAGTGTCAGGAAAGATACCTTTTTCAACAGCAATAGTTTCCAAAGCCATAAGTTTAGCCTGCTGGTAGTACATGCCAATCATGTTGTCAAACTGTCCCGTAGGACCATCAAGGGTTATACGCATAGGGACGGTGCAAGGCATCATGTCAATAGCGTTAGGGATGTATTCTAGGACAACACCCTTCATGCTTCCTGAACGATCAAATTCCTGATCGTAACCATAGAAACCTTCGTCTGATCTGGACTTAGCGGTTAACAAAAGAGTAGTTCCGTCAGCATCAATGTACTCAAGAAGAAGCATTTCGGTGTCAGGGTTAATATCCCACTTACCTGATACAGCACCTACCTGCATACCGTAACCCATAGACTTAAGCCATGTTACGGAACGTCGGTAACTAAAGATAACATCCGTGGGAGTGCAACGACCCGGTTCAATATCTGTTGAAGGTAGGGTTTCCAAAGGGTGACGTATATGCCAAATAGGTCGGTTAGTCTTAGCATCCCACCGAATAACGCAAGGAGCCTGAGCGTAAGCAATAATGTGACGGGCACGCTGCTTCATCTTCATTGGAATACGGTCTAATTGCCACCAACCCGTAACTACACGCGCAGCAGCCTTAGCCCTTCTAGAGTCAGAGCGAGTATCTGAAGTTGTAGCAAAAGTAACCGAAGGAATAACAGAAGCAATACGTCCAGCCATTTGATCTACACCAGCAGCAAGCAAGTTAGGGACAGAAGGCATCTCGTTACGTTCAACCTCAGGAAGAGGAATAGTCATAGTCCCGTTGTAAATAGACTGAATGGTTCGCATTTTTCCATGTAAAGGAAGATAATACTTTGACCGTTCCCTATATAGCGATAGGATTTCATCAGCAGTACGCATTAATATGCTCCAACCATTCCGCGTTGTTTCCCAAGCCATGACGGACGAACCATTTTGTACATTCCATCGTTACGAGGAGTGTAATGGTTTTCTACGCCAAGTTTCTGGAACCACACCGACATAATAAGGTCAGTTGTATCCCCGTCAGGGT